TTGCAAGACCTATCTATTTAGATGAAACAGATTTAATTGCTGTTACAGCTGGTGCTGCTAACGATTTAGCTTTTCATGTTTCTTACGTAGAGATGGTTGATTAATAAATTTTAGGAGGAAAGAAAAAAATGCCAAGAATTATAAAATCAGCAAAAGGAAGTTTCACATCTTCTTCTATTACTGTTGACTCAAGTGGTAGAATTATTACTGCATCTTCTGGAGCAGGGGCAGCAGTTATGAAACCTGTTTTATATGCAGAAGGTCCTGCATCTGGAACATTTAATTCAAATGGAAACCAAGTCACAATTTATGCTGCTTCTGGAGGAGGCGGTGGAGGTGGGATGTCTGAATCTGGACCAAACACTACAGTTGGCGGAAATGGTGGTTTTGGAGTGCAAGGTATTTTTACTAGTGACATTACACCTCCTTTCTCACAACCTTACGCTGTAGGCGGTGGTGGAGCAGCAGGTCCCCCTGGTCCAGGACCTCAAGGAAACCCTGGACAAGCTGGTCAGGCAACTAGTATAGCAAATTTATTTACTTTAAATGCTGGTAATCAGGGTAACAGTGGTCCAGAAAATACAAATGGAAACCCTGGAAACGCTGGAACTGTTGGCAGTGGAACTTTCTTAAAAACTGTTATTCCTGGTACTGGAACTACTATTCAAAATAACGTGGCTAATACTTTTCAATTTGGAATAGCTGCTGCTTATGGAGCAGGAGGTTTAGGTGGAACAAGAAATCAATCTGGTATGCAACAAGTGCAGTCTGGTAAAAAAGGATTGTTATACATATTCGATAATTCATAATAATTATGGCAAAACATTTATTATTTCAAGATGGTAGACTTTATGCGATGGCGAATGAAGACGCTAAAGCAGATTTTTTCGTTAAATTTTCTACAACTGTCACTGCAAAAACAGTAAATGACGAAGAATATAAAAGTGTAGGAGTTAAAACTAAAATAGCAACATTAGAGGGAGATAGTGTTGTTCTCACAGAGCGAGAACCTGGAGCTGCTGATATTACAGATGCAACAGAAGCACAAAATCATTTAGCGACCATAATAAATTATTTAATAAGTGATATTAAAGAAAAAGCTCAACACAATTATAATTCAGATGCAGGTGCTTACCTTCGAAATTTTGTTACATTTTTAGAGAATATCGATAAGACTGCGGTGTCTTCTTGGGCAGCTGATGCAAGTGTTTTAGAGTATATTTATAATCTTCCTGGTTGTCCTCAAATATTTACTGAAGAAATATATTTTTAGTTTACTTTTTTTATAAAAAAGCTATATTACTAAACATGAATTTAGAAAGTTATATTAGAGTATATGATAATTTTTTGCCTTTAAAAAACGTGTCCTCATTAATTAAATGGTCATTAACACAATCATTTAGTGATGCTGGAATAGGTAGTGAAAATACTGTTGATAAAAACATAAGAAATGTTGGTAGTATGTGTCTTATTGATTTTGACAATAAATCTAAAACAAAAACTCATTGGGCTAATTATTTAGGATTTCTTTTTCAAAAAATGTTTAATGAATATAATAGGGAAGTAGCACCTTTCGCTGGAACTTCAATTTCTGCTATAAGTGCTATAAATCTTTTAAAATATGACGAAGGGTGTCATTACAAAGAACACGTAGATAATTTTACCGCTAATCCTAGAATTCTTTCATCTATTTTATTTTTAAATGATGACTATGAAGGTGGAGAATTAGAATTTTTTGAACCTACAAAAAAAGAATTAATAGCAAAAATAGAACCTCAATCATCTAGATTAATTATTTGGCCTAGTGATTTTTTATACGTTCATAAAGTTAATCCAGTGAAGAAAGGTAAAAGATTTACGGTAGTATCATGGGCATCATAAGAAAAAATTTTAGATACAAATTAATAAAAAATTTTCTTTCAAAAAAAGAATTAGAGTTAGGTAGACATTATTTTCATTTAAAACATAAAAGAAATTCACGTTATTTTGATAATAAACAAAATAATAACGGTGACAGTATGTTTTATGCAGATTGTTTTTCCGAAACTATTTTAATTAATAAATTAAAATTAATAGAGAAAGAAATTGGATTAAAACTATTACCAACATATTCTTATACTAGAATGTATACATATAATGCAGAGTTAAAACCACATACAGATAGACCATCTTGTGAAATATCTGTTACTGTTAAATGGGATAGTGATGGAACAAAATGGCCAATACGTATCAATAATAAAAATATTGAAATGCAAGACGGAGATGCAGTTATTTATTTAGGGTGTGAAGACAATCACTCTAGAGATAATTTTAAAGGAGATTTTCATTTACAAACTTTTTTACATTATGTAGATAGTAATGGACCATATAAAGAATATATTTTTGATAAAAGAAACAGAAAGGAATCACCTCAAATATAATGAAACAAGAAAAAAGATATGTAAAGATAGTAGATTCTATAGCTATGTTTGATAATTTTATGTCACCAGAATTATGTAAAAAGTTAATAAAAATATTTGAAAAAAATAAAGATTTAAAAGCTTATGACAGATTTAATTCTGAAAAAGCAGTAAAAGGAAAAAAAGATGATTTATCAATATGTTTGAGTAAAATAAATAATTGGCCTAATGAGTTGGAAGAGGTGTGTAAAATATTAAAAGATATGTTAGCAATTTATGATCAAAAAACAGGATATACGGGTTTTTGTGGTATAATTGATTTACATTTTACAAATATAAAAATTCAAAAAACACCTCCAGGAGGTGGGTATCATGTATGGCACATAGAAAGAGGTCACAACGAGTTTTCTTGTAAAAGAGCTTTAGTTTGGACTGTGTATTTAAATGATATTAAAGAAGGTGGAGAAACAGAATTTTTAATTCAAAAACAAAGGATTAAAGCAAAAACAGGTCGTGTGTGTATATTCCCTGCAGATTATCCTTACGTACATAGAGGAAATCCGCCTTTACAAAAAGACAAATATATATTAACTTCTTGGTTTTTATCAACATAATATGCAATTTAGATTTACAAAAAAACATTTAAAGTTAAAATTTAGTTTTAAAGAATTAATATTAATAATATTAAGAGGTGGTAATTTTATTCTAGATAGAAGATCTTGTTATCAATTTATGACTATTCTTCAAGGTGTTATAACAAAAGCCATTAGTATGTATGGAGATGGACGAGAACACGGGGTTGTTGAAGATATAGATACAATAGAGGACGATGATCCTTTAAAATAATAAGTTTAAAACCTTTAAAATCTGTGATATTACCTATATTATTAGAAAAAAAGGATTCTTATGTTACAGAAAATAGGTTTTCAACCAGGTATTAATAAACAAATTTCCGAAACTACAGCTGAAGGACAGTGGGTAGACTGCGATAATGTTAGATTTAGATACGGAACACCTGAAAAAATAGGTGGTTGGAAGCAGTTAGGTACAGATGATTTAACAGGAGCTACTAGAGGTCTTCATCATTTTGTTAATAGTTTAGGTAGAAAATATGCTATTATAGGAACTAACAGAATTTTATATGCATTTTCTGGTGGAGTATTTTATGACATACACCCTATTAAATCAACAACCACACTTACAAATTGTTTTAGCACAACTAATGGATCACCTACCGTTACAATAACTTTTTCTGGTGCACATGACATACAAGAAGATGATATTATTCTTTTAGATAATTTTACTGCTATAACTAATTCTAATTTTAGTGCGTCTGATTTTGATGATAAAAAATTTATGGTAACGTCAGTGCCATCAACAACAACTTTAACTATTACAATGCCATCTAATGAAACAGGATCTGGTGCAACAACATCAGGTGGTATTAGAGTTCAACATTATTATCATGTTGGTCCAGCTGTTCAAGCACAAGGATTTGGTTATGGATTAGGTTCTTGGGGTGGACCAGAAGCAGGAGCAACTACAACTACACTTAATGGTGCAATCAATGATTCAGTCACTAGTATTGTTTTAACAGATGCTTCACAATTTCCTGATACTGGAACAAACTTTGTTATAATAGATTCTGAAGAAATTTCTTACACTGGTATTACTAGTAATACATTAACAGGATGTACAAGAGGAGTTGCTGGAACAACAGCAGCGTCTCATAGTGATGGCGCAACAGTTACAAATTCAACTGACTATGTTGCATGGGGTGAGGCAGCATCAGGTGATTTAATTATTGAACCTGGTATGTGGTCTATAGATAATTTTGGTGACAAAGCTATTTGTTTAATTCACAACGGTTCTGTATTTGAATGGGACTCTTCTTTATCAAATGCAACAACCACAAGAGCAACTATTATATCTGGTGCACCAACAGCGTCACGTCATATGTTAGTTTCTACTCCTGATAGACACTTGGTATTCTTTGGAACGGAGACAACAATTGGTGATACATCTACGCAAGACGATATGTTTGTTAGATTCTCGGACCAAGAAGATATTAACACTTATACACCTACAGCAACCAATACAGCTGGTACACAAAGACTGGCTGACGGATCACGGATCATGGGAGCTATTAGAGGTAGAGATGCAATATATGTTTGGACTGATACCGCATTGTTCACTCAACGTTTTGTTGGACAACCATTTACATTTGCCTTTGCACAGGTTGGAACTAACTGTGGACTTGCTGGACAAAATGCAGCTATAGAAGTTGATGGTTCTGCATACTGGATGTCAGAAAATGGTTTCTTTAGATATGCTGGTAAACTAGAATCATTACCATGTTTAGTAGAAGATTTTGTTTATGATGATATAAATTTAGACTCTGGTAATCAAATGATATCAGCTGGACTAAATAATTTGTTTGGTGAAGTCATGTGGTTTTATCCAACATCTACATCTTCTGTTGTAAATAGAATGGTTTCATATAATTATTTTGACTCATCACCACAAAGACCAGTTTGGACTAATGGAACATTATCAAGAACAATGTGGAGAGATTCTGCAGTATTTGGTCTACCTCACGCAACAGAATATGATGCAGCCACAGATACATCTTTTGATGTAGTTGGAAATACAGATGGTATAACAACATACTATGAACATGAAATAGGAACTGATCAAAATAAAAATGGAACTATAACTGCAATCACTTCAAGTATATCTTCTGGAGATTTTGATATTACACAGCAAAGAGCACAAACAGGTCAACAAACTGGTGTTGCAACGTTTAGAGGAGACGGTGAATATTTAATGAAGATACGAAGATTTGTTCCTGACTTTATAAGTCAGACAGGATCAACTAGAATTACGTTACAATTAAAAAATTATCCAAATAATTCACAGGCTAGTTCACCTCTTGGACCATTTGATATTACTTCATCTACAACAAAAGTTGATACACGTGCAAGAGGTAGAGCTATTGCATTAAAAGTAGAAAACACAGCATCTAGTCAAAGTTGGAAATTAGGAACTTTTAGATTAGACACACAACCGGATGGAAGAAGATAATGGCAAAAATAGTACAGATTATAACTAGACCATCAAAAGAATATGATGTACAGACTGCAGAAGCTCAAGTAAGAGATCTTGATGCGATTGTAGAAAAATTAAACTCAACATTTCAAGAAGAATTAAAAGAGGAGATAGAGGCTAGAAGTCTCTTTTTAGATTAATGGCTAATCAATTTAAATTTGCAGGTATAGATAATAGCACAACAGGAAGTGCGCTTACTCCTTTAGGTTCTGGCAATCCTTTAGTTAGTGAAACTTATGTTATTAAATCTATATTAGTGACATCTGCAGGCACACCAACAGTCACAGTTACAAACAATAATATTACAGCTATAAAATCAGCTGCTTTAACTGCTAATGTAACAACAGAATTACTTACTCAACCTTTAGTGGTTGAAGGCGGTAATACTCTAACTGTGCTATCAAGCACTGCAGATTCATTTGATGTAGCAATTAGCTATTTAAACATTAAGAAAGAGGTAACAACATAATGATTGAGATACAACCAGATAAGATAATAGAAAAGATAACTAATAAAAAAACAGGGGAAATATATAAAAATGATCAAGAATGGAAAGATAAGGGTATATCTCCAGAGGATGTTAGAAGAGATGTAACTGTTCTTATGCCAAGCCTTGATTTATTTCCTAAAACAAAATAGAATAGAACGATGGCCATAACAAGAGCACAACAAGCAAAACAAATGTTACGAAACGGTGGTATGTCTTTACAAGAAGC